TCTTCAGTCTTAGCTTCTTGTTCTGTTACTTCTTTATCTTCAGTAGCAGTCATTTCACTAGGACTTAGAGGTCTTTCACTAACAGTAGCGTCTGCATCGTCTTCCATAGCAGCTTCATGAACCGCTACGGCACTCATAGAAATTTCATGAGAATGACCTTCAGCTTCTTGTATCATATGTCCTTTTACAATGTGAAAATGATTCTCATTGTGAGAAGCATATGTTGTTACACCATCACCGTTTTCATCAACTTCTAGTGTATGATAATGTCCTGAAGACATATCAGTAATACCAGCTTTGATATGGGCTTTGGTTTCTTCTTTGTCAGTGAATTGATTTAAGAAGTTCTTTCGCTCATCATCAGAATCAAAACTTTTTGCTAAACTAAATAAAGAATCTTGGTTACAAGGGACACTTACAACACTAACCTCTAACAGTTCAACATCAGTAATTGTCATAGTATCATCTTCTCTATCATAATTACCGTCTTTAACTCTGAATCCAACACTAAAACTTTTTAACGCACCGTCTTTAATTAAAGTTTGTACTCCTTGGGTTTTTTCAGCAGCTTCACTTACAGAAGCCTCAACGAAAATACCTTTCTTATCAACTTTTATAGAATTAACTTTTCCAATAGGACAGTCATGTTTATGTTGATATAGAAGCACAGGATTACGTCTAAAGTTTTCAACACCTTTTGCCCAAGCATGTGCAGTGATTACATCACCTGACCTGTCTTTTGCAGTGGTGTTAGCATATCCAGCTATTTTTAAAGCCTTGCTTTTCTTATTGATTGACTTAGCCTCAAAAGCACTGTTTAAATAAAACTTTTTATCGCTCATCTGCTGTTTCCTCTTCGTTTGAATTTTCAGACTCTTGTGGAGGTCTGCCCCCTTGAGTAGCGTCTGTTGCGCTACCTGTAACATTTTGTGGTACCCTAATCTCATCTTGTGCTTCGATCTTAGGTAACCTCAATCCTTTTCTAGCCTCATTAGGTGTCATAATACCTGTATTAACTAATGTAGCATAATAAGTTGCTTCTGTTCTCATCTCTGGTCTTAGAGCTGGGATAGTCATCTTATCAGGTCTTATTTCTACGCCACCATTGAAAAAGTGCTTGAACGCGCTACAAAACTGGTTAAGTATTGGTAATATTGTATGCTGATAAAATAGTTTTTGATTAGCATCAATATTTGCGTTGTTGCCAGACTTCAATAAAACGTAAGGAACACCAATTGCTTTAGCGATATCTTGTTGGATTCTTTCAACACTGTTTTCAAAGTCTAACTCGTCAAATTTCACATTGGAGAATTGATCTATCTTTAATCCTCCATCCAGTATAGCAGGATTTCGGGCGTTGTCAAAAATAGTTGTGTATGAATTTCTCCAGCTCTCTAAAAGGCGTTCTTTTACCCTTTTACTTAAAATATTGTCTGTAGTCAGTACGAATCCAGGTATCGCGTTGTTCTTAAAAAATTGTCTTTGAAAGTTTATAAGATAATAATAAACTTCTAGTAGTCTTTGTGTTGCTTTTAATTTACTTGTACCACGGAAAATGCTTAATTCATTTTCATTCATAACATGAATGATCTCGTTAGGTTCAAATACAATAGACTCACTTTTTCTGGTTTGCTTGTTAAAGCCATAAAAATCTTGTGATTGCTGATTGCTTATAAGATAGTTATATTGTCTTACAAAAGTGTTTTGATCTGGAACTACTTCTACATCATTAGCTGGGAGCAAAAATATGTCACTACCATCATAGTAAAAGAATACGTTGCCGTCTAAAAAATAGTCTAAAAAAGCTCTTCTAAATAATCTAGCTCTATCCTCAAATGGGTTTGGGCGAGAATTTAATAACTTATTAACCTTTTTGGAAGGAGTGCCTCCTTCAACAATTAAAGGAATTTCTGTAAGGGCGTTTATGCACATCTCAACAGATCTATTGACAATTTCTACTTCTCGGTAGGCTTGTTCAAAATCAACAATAGTTTCAGGAGATGCATAAGGTTCAAGGGCAGCTATAGAGGGTTGTGCAGGATTTAGCTTTTCAGCTAACCATTCCCTAAATGTAGATGTTGGTTTAGTTTCTGCCATATTTTTCCCTTTGAACTTGTAACCAGTTTTTTATTTTTGGAACCAAATGATTTGCATATGTTTGTCCATAAATAGTGTGTAATCTTAAATGGTGTGTCTTACACAAAGTGTACAAGTTTACATTAGAAAGTTTGTCTGCTTCGTCCTGTGCAAAGTCTACTCTAAGTTCTTTAATTAAATCAACTGATTCAATATTACTAATTTTTTTAGAAACACACCACTTACTAAAAAGTTCACTAACGCTAAATAAATGATGTAATTCAAGTTTGTTAGATTCTCCACAGATGTAACATTCATCTTTAAGTTTATAATCTTTTTTAATAAAATCTCTAATATATTTTATTGGAAATCTTTTTAATGTGTTCATAATAAATCAATTCTACAACCTATGTCCAACCCAATTTTTTGAACTTTTCTACAACCTGCCATCTTAAAGAAAAATGTTCTTTTGCTAAATTTAATCCAACGTTATGCTCAGGTAAACTTAAATATTCTCCAGGTTGCGTGTATAACTTCGTATTACAATGTTTCTTTATTAGATAACTTACTAAAATATCATCACCTCTTTTTGGGTAATCAGACTTTATTAAATACTTTTTAATTTTATTTCACTTGGACTTGTAAAAATTGGAGTTGGGAATGGTATTTGTCTTACCATTAGAGCACATCCTACCAAAAAGTCAACCTCTGTTCTTTTATTAAAGCATCTTTCTAACTCATGATAATTTTTGCAAGCATTAACACCTTTATATCCGAAAATACCAGTCAAATGATGACCCTCTTTGTACCAATTTTTAATGGTTGTAGGACTTATAAGTGTATCATCATCTAAAATTAATTTAAAAGGCTCTGGGTAACTATAGCATTTTAACCAACGCTCCATACAAAACCTGTTAACGTCATTATTTATGACTTCAGCATCAGGATTGGTATATGTATGACCTTCTAAATTATTTATTACCGTGACAGGAAAATACTTATGTAAAGCCTTTACAATTGCGTCTATATTACCCCATCTCTTATAACATAATATAATTATCCTAATTGGCATAAACACTTATTGCACTCATTTTTTGATGTGAGTATATAGCATATCTAATTGCATCACAAGGGTGCGAACACCAGTCGTGAACAGGTTTAGGAGTCTCCGTGTTAGGATTCCACTTGTAACTACTCATTGCAGAAAAACAGTGCATACCGCCCTCAGTATCAAATAACATTCTATCTTGTTCTATAAGTGCCTGTAGTGAGGAAATACCATCATTTACTGACTTAATTGCGTTTTCACAATAAATGTCATAATCATACGCGAAGTCTGCCTTTGTTTGTTGAGCCGCGCTATCAATATAAATAGTATCAATATTCCAAAAGTCTAGTTTTTCTTTTACAATGTCTGCTAACTCAGAAGTTGTAGACTCTCTTGAAACATACTCATCAATAATATAATATTTATCTCCATCAAACCCAATAACAACAAAACAGTTTTCATCTCTATACCCAACGTCTAATCCTGCAACAACCTCTAAAAATCTATCTCCAACGTAGTCATCAATATGTTTTTTCTCATCTAAACCCTGATAAATTTGATCTTCTGTGGTGGTCCATTCACACTCATACTCTTGTAAGTACATAGCCCTAGTGATAGTTTTTCTAGCTTCATTAATATCACTTTCTGATAATAGTGGGTTAGATCTCCAGGTATGTATCGTTGAGCCCCAATCAGGAAACTCTGGGTCGTCTCCTCTAGAATAGTAATCAAATAAGTAGTTACCCTTACCTCTAGGGGTGCTTATCCATAAACATCTAGAATCTTTATAGGTAGATAAAGCAGGTCTTAAATCACGAGTAAAATATTCGTCATTAGGAATAATTGCAGCCTCATCAACCACAAGTAAGTTTGCTGCTCTACCTACTAAAGAGTCTCTATTGTTGGCAGACAATAGTCTAAAAGTGCTACCATTGATGAGTTTTACGACTTTATCTTTTTGATTGAAGCGGTCAACTTCAATTTCCATTTGTTTTACTAAGTCAGTGACATAATCCCAGATAATAGATGATAGGGAAAAATTAGGTGCTACAACCATAACCTGCTGTCTAGGTTCTAATAACTTGGCAAATGCTAATATGGCTGCTGCGTATGACTTGCCAGTTCTTCGTGCAGATATTGTAACAAAAAATCTATGATTCTCTAAACCTTCAATCATAGAATTTTGCGCTTCGTTAAATGCGACTGGTACGGGGAGTCGGGAACATAATCTGCTAACGGGTACTTTGAAAAAACTCATTTTGGGAAAATTTGTGATAATGTATAAAGAAAAGCAGCTCCAGCACTTACTATCGCACCGGCATACCACAAGGTACGGAGAGAAGATCTACCTTGTGTAGCTAGTGACTCTAGTTTATTAATTTTTTCGTGCATAGTTTCAAGGGTTTTAGCTATATGCTCATATCGTTCTTGGCATACGGCTTCATGTGCAGAAATCGTTTGTTTATTCTGATTGCTGCGAGATTGAAGTTGATCTAGTTCCTGTTGAATTTGATCCAACTCTCGAGTATCGCTCATGTTTTTATTATATACTGTACTACCATGCTTGGTAAAGTGACCGTATGCGTGTGCGAACCTACGGAACCACCGCTGATAACTGAGATGTTACCAGATGTATCTTTACCACCTATAGATGCTGTTCCTGCACCACTTGTGGAAAATGACGGGGTTGTAGCGGCAGACGTTAACGTACCGTTTGCTGGAGATCCTGTCTGAGCGTTATTTAAAGAACTGTTGTTAGAACCTTTACCTAAGGGTATTCTATCTCTTAAGTCTGGTAGTGTAAAGTTC